GCTTTTCTAATAGTAGAATTATTTAAATTTCCAGTTGTATTTTGTTTGTCTAAATTAAAAGCGTTAGCAATATCTTTACCCTGTGATTCCCAAACAAAATTTCTAAAATTATTTTCTTCTTCTACCGTTGCAAAATTAGCTTTTAAAGGATCTCCGGTCATATTATTTTATTTTATTTTTTATAAGAAAAAGTCATAACTTCTTTTGCAAAATCTAAAAAGTCATCGTTTATATCACTATCATTTTCTATTATAGCTTGTGCCAAAAGAAATTTAAATTGTCTTTGCACTTCTAGTGATAAAGTGTCTTTAATTTCTTCGTATTCTTTAAACATTTCTACTAAAGTTATACCATCTTTACCATAATTATATTCTCCAATTTCTGGATTATTTTTTATAAAATTAGCTATTTTACTAGTTTTGTCTATTTTTACTTCTTTTTCACCTTCAGACATGTTTTGTCTATAAGAAGTATTACTAAAATAATAATCTATAAAATTAACCATACCATTTTCAGTATTAAATTCATAATCAAAAAACAAAGAGTTTCTAGCGTTTTGATCTTTTTTAAGTTCTGATTTTAATCGTGGTATATTAGTGTTGTTTATTAATGCGTTTAGTTCATCTGTTGTAGGACTATCAGACGCAGATTTTTTTGTAAAACTATATAATAAATTAGATAAATCTTCTCCAGCATCAGCTGTAGTAAATTTCGTGTTTTGAAAATTAGTTATTGGCATGTATGAAGCACCGTCCATTGATAAAATGTTTAATCTACCGTTTTCAAACTTAAACCATTTTATATTTTTTTCTTGTTCTGATACAACTCCGTCTCTATTAAAGTCTTGTGTGTAGTTTCCTTCTATAACATTTAATAAGTACATTTGTATTTCAGGAGACATAGATTCTGATATATTACTAAGAACAGTTTTACCACCAACTTCCGCTGTAAAATCTTCTAATATTGTACTTTTAAATTCATTATAAATTTTTACATCTTCTTTTAATATCTGTGCAGAAGATAAAGAAGCGTCGTAAATATTTTTTGCTTCTTTAAACTTTTTTGTAAAAGGAAGTGACATCTGCATTTCTTTAGATGCATCTACACCTATTTGTCTAAGACTAGTTATTTCTTTAACTAAAGCCTCGTCCATACCTGTAGTATCAAAAACAGAATATGCTTTATTTAACTCACCAGTTCTATCTATACCAGATTGCTTACGCTGTACTAAACCTTGTGCTATAGCGGTAAGGCCAGTTAAGTAACCAGATATATCTACTTTAGCTGGTGTATATGCTGCTTTAGCCGCGTTTATTATTGTTTGATTAGCCATATTATATTTGTTTGAAGTCTACGTCTATTTTACTGTAATCTACCATGTCATGCTCTCCATTAAAAACAACTGCTTCTTGTGGTATTTCATCAGACATAACGCCCTGGAACAGACCTTGTCCATATTTAGGGTCTATATATTCAAAGCTGTATATATTTAAACCACTTGGTGATTTACCAATTAAGTTTATATTCTTTTTAATTTTTCTATCAGAACCCATCATAAGTGCTGCGGCAGCGACCTGTCCAACCGCTCCAGCAACTTGTCCTTTATAAGCTAATCTATCAGCTATAGACTGTCTAGCGCCTTTAACTTGTTCTCCAGCAACACCGATTAATGTCGTCATTTTATCTATTTCAAACTGATTAGCACCTTGCATGTTAGCTAATGTAACAGCTCTTTCTTGTGCTTTTAATCTAGCAGTCTCTTGTCTTTCCATAGCTCTATTAGCTCTCAACTGTTCTGATATAGAAATTTGAGTTTCTCTAGCCTGTTGTTTGGCTTGGTTACTTAATGCTTGTGCTAAACCAGCGATACCACTGCCACCAGCTACACCTCTCATACCAGCCATAATATTAGCTTGTTGTTGTTGAAACTGCTCTCTAGCATAGTCTTGAGCTTGTGTATCAACTTCTAACTCTTCCATTACGTTTTCTTGCTTTAAAGCATCTTCGTCTAAAGGCTTAAACTGCGACTCTTCATAAGCATCTAATCTTTCTTCAAATTTTCTTTGCGCTTCGGCAAGTTGCCCCTTTAAGCCACTACTTTTACTTTTTCCACCTCCACCAAATAAAAATCCTGCGGCCGCTCCAAGAAGTATTTTACCAGTAACGGGATCTATAGCGTGTAAAGGACTATTTTTTTTATTCTCTGCCATATTATTTAATTTTATGTATCTATAGTTACAGTTTTTGTTATTTATTTACTACTTTCAGTTATTTCAGAGCCTAAGCTAAACAGCTCTTTTTTATTTACATCTGTATTTGTAAGCGTTACTTCTGCGTAATAACCTTTCAAACTACAATTATTTACTCTATTATCTTTTCTAAACATTATAAAATCACCAGCTGATGGTACTTTATTAGCGCCTGCAATAGCGTTGCCACCGCTATCGTTTGTATCAGCAGTAAAATTAGCGTTTCTAACCTCTGACACTCTACCTACTAAATCAGTAGCGCTAACAGTAGTTGCTCCAGGACTTATAGCGTAAACATAATCGTTTACTTGTAGTGATTTATTAATTTTGTTAGAAAATCTTATATTATATTCTGCCATATTTTTATTTTTACGTTAACGTTCCTAAAACAAAACCTCTATCTATATCTAAGTAAATTACTTGATCAGCGCTTCCAAGTTTCGTAACAGTCATAGATCCTCTTACTTTCATATAAAGAGCGCTGCCGTGAACGGCTAAGGTAGTATTGTCAGATAATGTTTGATTACCTGCTACTGTTATAGGTGTTCCGCTTGAGTGTATTGCAGTTATACGATTAGCGCCGCTAGTAGTACTTACTTCACCACCAATTAAAAAACTACCAGCAGAAGCGCCAGATAAAACATCTACTGTTACACTAGTGCTACCTGAAACAGCACCGTTTATTCTAATAGTACCGCTTGCGTTTTTACTTACGTTTTGAATAGCGTCAACAGGTGTAAAAGACCAATCACTAAAACTAACTGAAACGCCACTTGATTTACCTATTAATTCACTTCCATAAGCTCTAAATTCAACAGCCGCAGTTTCATCCCAACTAGGCGTTGCAGAAAGCGTTATTGTTTTTGTCGATGTATTAATAGCTGTAATGGTAGGATATGTTAAAACACCTAAAGTACCACTTTGTTCTTCGTCACCACTACCATCTATATTCGCTAAACTCATACCCACTACTAAACCAGAAACGCTATTAACTACCATAGAGTTAGAATTTGTAGCGACAACACTTGTTGTTGTAGTTACTTTTATATAAAAATCTTCATCCCTTGGCTGTAAAGATGCGTCTATTATTGGAAACCTATTACTACTACTAGGAGCGGTAACTTTAAAACCTAAAGCAGGGCTTGAAGGATCAGAAACTAACGCGTCGTACTCAACAGATTGGTTTGTAGTTGTACTAGAAGATCCAGTTACCTCTGCATAAGTAACGCTCGCACTAGCATCGTAAATACCACCTTCAAATCGACTAGCTGACTGATCTGTAGCTAAACTCACTCTTACATGGACATTTTTTTCCTGTGTAATTTCAATTGGATAATAAATTTTATTATAAAGCGATAAACTATCACTCAATAAAGTGTTTTTACTAGGCTCTGCAAAAAGCATGAAAGTATATGTATCTCCAGAGGTTGCCGCCGGTATTGTAATAACACCGGTATATTTACCTGAAACAACCTGATTAGCTAATCTACTTTTTGTTGTTTGCGTTGAAGAAAAAACGCCTGTTTTAAAATTATAAAAATTACCAGAACTATTTTTAACTCTCAAACTAAAAACAGCCTCTGAATCACCTGCTACAGTATAAGTTATTGTTTCTCCAGATGTACCAACTGTGTTTTTGTTTAATGTGAAATTATTTATATAGTTCATTTTATAAAGTATTTACGGTAGTACAAGTTCCTACACCTTGAAAATTAATTGCATTTGTGTCAATGGTATCTTCTTCACCTTTTATATAGTTAAACCACTTACCTTCTTTTTCTATAAAGCTACTTACAGTTCCACTTTGTTTTTCTGTTTGTATTGTAGCCTGCCAGCCGCTATCACCATCGTAATTTAAGGTAGTAAAGTTTTTTATAGAAAGTGGTGATTCGTTTATTACAGCTGTCATAGAGCAAATAGCATTTTGACCATAGAATACAGACCTATTACCTAAGTGATGTTGATACAAATGACTATTGTAAAAAGTATAATAATTACCACCCATACTTAAACCGCTTTCAGGTATAAAAGATTTAAAACTAACCCAACCTCTAACATCTTCTTTAAAACTAATAGTTACAGAGTTAGAATTACTATTAAACTCGTTTATTTGTTGATTACCATCGTCAATAGTTAAGTTGTATTCTTTTTTATAAGTATCGTAACTACCCACTATTTTAAAAGCATCTTCTTTTAATTTATCTTTAAAGTATGTAGACATACCGGCGTCAGATATAGGTGTCAAACCATCCATCGACAATCTAAGTACAGCTCCTCTTTGTTTGTCTGTAAAATAGGCTCTATAACTTTCAGACGCAAAACTTTCTGGATTATTAGATATACCATACTCACCAACAAAAGGTCTTGCTTGTCCTAAAACTTTGTTTGAAGCTGTTAATTGTGGATTACCATCAGCATTAAATATTATATCTTTGTCAGCTGGTATTTGTACTATTTTATCTTGACATAAGGCTATTAAATCATCGTTTCTAGCAAAAAGCTTTTGTATACTACCATAAGTAGGAAGCAAATCTTTAGTAACTGTGTCTGCCATTATAAACTGATTTATTTCATTTAAACTAGTGGTAGAGTTATATATACTTGAGTATATTAAACCACTGGCTCTAAGATCTTTTGTGTATTGTTCTTTTAACGTTGAAGAAGCCTTAACGCCATTACTTATAAAAGGCTGATTAAAATCATCTCTAATTCTATTAGATTCTACACCATTACCAAACGAATAACAATTAAAATAAGACAAACCAACGTTTAATATAGTTCTATCTAAAGATAATTTGGTTATTAAACCACCACTTATTTCTTCTACTTGATAAATACCAACTTCAACATAGCTTAAATCATCTTTATAAAATTTTATTCTAGAAGTTTCGTAAGCGTCAGTTTGATCACTTGTACTACTACCACTGTAACTTCCGGATGTATCAGGGCTAAAGCCTGGCTCTATTTCTAACATATTTCCATCCCAATTTTTAACTACACAATCGCCAAAGTCAGGTGTGGCGATATGTGCAGCCGACTTATTACATCTAACAGTAGTACCAATAGGTGCTATCATGTGGCCTTTTCTATTGTCAGGTAAAATAGATGTTAAAGTTGATTGACTGTGTATGTCTAATTTTATTGGAATAGCATTTGAAGCTTCGTAATAAATATCTAAATCTACGTTTTCTTTTGGCTCTGTTTCCCATACAGCTGGATTGTCGCTACTTAAAACAGAGTCCGGATCTACGTAACTTTGAACAAAACGCATGTTTACGCCTGTAGTAGAATTACTAAGTTGAGTTGTTGGATTATAAGAAGAGCTTGCGGCAGTTGGATCTTTATCTAGTTTTAATATATAACAAACTCTTCTATTATCTGGAGCGCCAAATTCTGTTAATTTATCATCAAAATCACTCACGAAACCAGCCCAGTCAGTTGAGCTATTAGTAGTTCTAATGTTTTCTATCATATTGTGATAAGCAAAATGAACAGTGTCTTGTCTTTCATCAAACGTAGCATTATTAGCCCCATCCCACTTAGCCATTCTATTCCAAGCGGTATGATTATATATCCAAACTTCTTCACATTCAAGAATAGTGTATGCTTCGTTATCTGTGCCAAATGTAAATTTACTACCAGGTGTTTTTAAGTTTTGTATAAAATCAGCTAGTTCAGGCTTGTTATAAAGTGGATCCCAAGTTCTATCTATTACATCGGCAAAATTAAAGCTACTATCTTGCGGCACGTTACAAACCTCCATACCTCTATCTGCGTAAATATAACCACTTAAACTTCCGTTAGTTCCAGGATCATTTGTGCTACCATCTCCTGTGACGCCCATATATATAAAAGGCTGTTGATTATTATTTTGTATATTATGTAAATTTATTGTGTGATTGTTAGCACCATAACCACTCCAATCAGGATCAAGAAAGTTGTCAAGCTCACCTGGGCTAAGGTTACCCCCATCTCTTATACTAGAACCAGCGGGAAACAAATGCGGTCCTACTCCAGATACAGACAAATGCATATAAAACCCACTTGAGTCATACGTGAAATTATCACCATCTCTATTTCCACTACCACCACCACCAATTTGTTTTCTTATTTCAAAAGCAGCTGCTGTAGGTGTAAAAATACCAGGCATAGCGTCTACAGTACCTCCAAAACCATTTGGCCAGTTTGAACTAGATGTTCCAAAATCTACGCTACTACCAGTAGGATTACCACTATATCCACCTCTAAATAAATTACCACTAACAGACACGTCGTATTTATTAGCACCTGAATCAAGAGCGCCATCGTTGTCTGCCCCTGGTACATTATATGATATATTAGACATATCAGAAACTATACGAGGCTGCATTGCGGCTACGTAACAAGCGTCTATAAAAAACCCTGTAGAGCCTGTTACCGATGTGCCATCAAATAGTAAATTACCGTCAGTGGCGTTGTTCCATTTAGCAGGCGTGTTACTTATACTTCCAGCAGATCCGCTATTTGTTGTGTGATTATTAACACCGCTTGTTTGACCAGCTAAACCTTGACTACCAACGCTGTTTGTATACTGTAAGACACCTCCAACACTAGCAGCTGAATCATCTGCCAAGTTAAATATATCCGCGCTGGTAGAAATAGAGTATTGTTGAAGAACACCTATTTGTGGCTCTAAATATTGATCTGTAACGACGTTTGATAGTATTTTTACAAAAAATCTTCCCTGAAACTCCTCCCACTGCTCTTGCTCTTCTAAAAATATATTTGTTTTTAAAGTTGATTCTAGCGTTTTATTAGTTAAACTACTTTCTACCCAAGAGTCTTCTTGTGTAATTTTTTTATTTAAAGTAATTTTATACAACTCAGGCGCACTACCTTCTGTTGTTAAACTTGTTATTCTGTATCTTGTAGAAATGTATTTAACGTTAGCGCTAGGCGAAGCCTCAAAACTTATGTGTAACTTTTTATCATTATCAAATAGTTTTTGTAAGTCTGAACCAGACTCTAATTGTAACTGTTCTTTACTAATTGTCAAAGCTATGACATCTGCGGAAGGTTGATTGCTTTGTTCTGGATATAAATCTGTTAAAGTACCGTTACCATCAAACTGCCCTAAACCAGTATATTTCTTACGTATAAATTCTGGAGCTTCGTTTTTTATATCTATTACTTTAAATTTATTTTCAACATTAACTTGGTAATCGCTGTCTATAGCTTTTTTAAGTATAATGTAATCATCTTCTTGTATTTTGTTTCTATCAGATGATGGAAAAGAAATCCATAAATTACGGTCTTGTTCTGCTCTATATATTCTATCCATTACAAGGTTGTAATACTCTGAGGAAGTTTCTTTTAAAAAAACTTTAAAGTAATAAGGCTCGTAATTTGTTGTAGTATTATTATCGTTTGTCTTTATTTGTAGGCTACTAGTGTAAGATCTAAAATAAAGTCTATTTGAAGCGCTAGCGTTACCGTAAAAAGTACCATCAGTATTAGCGTTATAAGGTATTGTTTTAGAAGCATTTTTAAAAGTAAAAACAGGTGTTTCTCTTCCATATTCGTCTCCGTAAACAACACCAGCTTGATATGTTCTTTGTGATTTTATTGATTCTTTACCTCTATCAAAATTAACTGTTTGATTAGCAAAAGTTCTTTCTTGATACTTTAAATACATATTAGGTTGATAAGAATCTCCTAAATCTAAGTTTTGAGTATAGTTACCATATATTAATCTACCAGCCGTAAAGTCTTGTGCTTTAGCTTTTTTAGGTACGTTATCAAAAGGTCTTAGAAGTTGATTTGAAGGTAAAGCAGCGTATATGTTTTCTGATGTTATTTTATAATAACCAGTGTTACTAGGTGTTACCCCTGTAGTAGCTGGTAAATCTATAGTTTCGTTGTCTCCATCAACAGTTGTCCATCGACTATTAGTTTCGCTATATTTAACTGTATCTATAGCATAAACTACAGTTGAATTATCTGGTTTATAAAGTAAATCTATTTCTACAACTCCGTCTGGTATATCGTGTGTAACGTAATCTTTTAGAATAATTTCTTTAATCCTAGTCTCCATAGCAGAATTGTATGGCTCTCTAGTTGGGTGTATACTAAACTCTCCTGGTTTAAAAATAATTTCTGTGAAAGGACCAAACGCAGAGTATTCACCATCTTTATATTTGTATCTATAAGAAAATCTAGGAAACGTTTTGCTAAATAATAAATCTTCTAAATCTTCTACAACAAAATCATAAGACACACTTGTTGTTGAAATACTAGTTCCTATTGATAATACTTCGCATAAAAAAGTTTGCTCCCACTCTTGCGAGCCAGGTATAGAATTAAATGATTGACCAGAAGAAGGCGGAGAAGTAACAAGTAATCTTATTTGAGCGTTGTTAGGTAGAACACCTTGGGTAGCTGGATCGCTTAATAACAAAACGTCGTTTTCTTCTATTTGAAGAGGTATACCATCAAAAAAACTATAAATTTCGTTTTCAGAACCAGGGTCACCATCTAAAGTATAAGTGTTACCATCACTAGCGGGATATTCACTACCACCACTACCGTCGTCGTATTCAACGCTAGGGCCTACAATAAGTTTATTTTCTAACAAAACTTTTAAACCAATAGTACTGCCAACTTGAGCAATAGAAAAATTAAAAGGTAAACTTGTGCCGCTTGTAAAAAGACCACCAGTAACAACAGTTTCTATAACAGGTGCTTGTGTTGGTTTCTTTTTTATTAAAGTAATATGCTCTTCTTTTATATCGCCACCTGTTACACCTCCAGTAAATTGAGTTTGTGTTGAAAGATTAGTACTTCCAGCTCTACAATCATCTATATTAATACATCTAGGCTCGTTAAAACCATCTGTCCACATTAAAAGATTGTCAACTATATTTATACCGGTTATAAATTGGTCTTGTTCAAATTTTAACACGTTGTGATTAAAATCTACTAAAATTAAATTCAACTCAGGACCCGTAACTGGGTTTGTGTCGTATTCAAATATAGCGTCTATGTCGTTAGTGTCATCGCAACCAAACCAATAAAGTTTGTTGTTTTTTTCATCAGCTATAGAACCTACGCACTCCCAATTACTACCAATAGACTCTCCATCATCATTATTAATAATATTTATTATAGTATTACCTAAAATATTTTGAACAGTTCCAACGTCTGAATCATCAGAAGTAGAAACCTGTATATTCATAGCGTCTTTATATTGTCCTTTTGGAATTATTCTTTCATCAAGGCTTTTGTTCATTTTGCCTTGAGTAAAAGTACTTTTAATATCTGGCATGTATTAATGTTTTATCCACTTAGACTTGTCTCTAAGTATTTGAGTTAATTCTTCTAGTTTTATATTTGATAATCTTAACTTAGCCTTTCTTATTGCTGCAAATTTTTCTTTTTGATACCTTCTTACTACATACTCTGGAACGTTAGCTCTTGTAGAAAGCACTGCGTGCATTATATATTTATACATAGCGTCTTCTGCAAATTTATGAACTTGCATTTCTCCGTCTGTACCAAGGCTATCGCTTATATAATCTAATATCACAGTTTTTCCAGAAATATTAGAGCTAAAGTGTATTAAACCTTTAAGCTCATCAATATAAAAAGATCCATTTGTTTGAGCGTGTGATGGTTGTAGTCCATATCTTTCTCTATGAAAAGGTAAATCTAAAGATTCTCTATAGTCTTGTTGTATTAATTCAGAAGGTTCTTGAGATTTATAGTTACTCCAAGTTGTAGAATCTCCATCTCTAACTAAATCAGGAGAAGCTCCTTCATAAATAACTTCAACGTCAGTTAAAGTATTTCGTCTTTTTGAATAATCTGTTATATCAGCTGGAGACGAAGCTGTGTTAATAAAATCAGTAAAAGAAGTTATTAAAACATAAACAACGTTGTAATTTGTCACGTCTATATCTAAAACCTCTTTTTGCGTAGCAGTATTTCCAGTGCTAACCCACTCTACATAAGCAAGTCCATTTGTACCATTTGAAGCGGGTATAAAGTTTGGAGCGCTAGAATCACCAGGATTACTAACGGTATTGTTTAAACCAGGATTAGCTTTTTCTACATTAGTAGCTATGTCACCAGGCGTGCTACTAATTCCAAAACGTATGGTACTACCAGAAGTTTCATTAGGTATAACTGAAGCAGAAGAACCGTAGGCTCTTATATCTAAATAATCTATATTAGCAACATTTATTTCTTGCCAACAAGCGTAAGCTCTACCTGTAACAACACTATTATAAGAAGATGTAAAAGGTTTAGAATCAAATTGTAATCTCGTAGAACTTCCTCCTGTTATAGCTGTAGGAGAATCTGCCTGCACCGTGTCTGTACTTGAACCACCCCAAGGCGTGTTGTCTACAGCGGGGGTAAATGTCCAATTATTTGTAGCAGATAAAACAGAGCTAAAATCTGTGTTGCTTAAATCATCACTAGATATTACTCCTGACGTAGCTACAAAATCATAGTTACCATCAGTATCTTGTTTTATTTTAAAAGGATTTGAAGTGTGTTTTGTAGGATATAAAGGATGTTTTATACCAGCACTATCGCTCCATGATAGTTTTGTGTAGTTTACGTAATCATGAGGAAGTATCATTGTGAGTGAAGCTGGTAATTCTATTTCTTGTGATTTTATAGATTTAAAAGTATCAAAAGATAATTCTGCTAAAGCTCTTTTAGCGTGAAATGCCACGTCAACTCTTCTAGCCTTACTTATAATTTTTTCTTCGCCTACGTAAGCTATCATAAATTGATTAATAATATCTCTAATAGAAACTAATTGATAATTACCATAGTCATTACCTTCGTAATACTCTTGTTGTGTTCCAGTGAATAAAGCCATTTATTTATCGTTTTTCTTGTTGTATGTTTTTATTATCTTCAGCTGATCCTATTTGATATAAATTATTATCTTTCATAGCTATACCAGCTAATTGTAATATTTTAAAAACTAATTTAGTTTCTTCTGAGGGATGTAACTCAAAGTCTGTAGTTACACTACTGTCATATTGAGCCTCATCGTTTATAACATTATAACCCCACTCTGGAGAAGCTGGTTTTCTTATATAGTTAACCGTTATTGCCTCTTGAAGACTTAAAGGATATAAAAATAATCTATTAGATCTTTTTATTTCGTACATAGGATTATAAGAAGTAGGTCTACATAATTTTGAACTTAACATATTTCGTATTTGATTAGAATTAACCTGTTCACAAGTATATGTATTATATATAACGCTATCAATTTTATACAAGTCACTTATAGCAGCGTTAACGTTATAAAACTCATTAGTGTTATTTATATTTACGTTTTTTTCTTCTTTAAAATAATCTATTTTTTCTTCTAAATAATCAAGCATATCAGAACCACCAGTACTGTTGCCTGGTAATCTACCAAATTGATTTATATCATAAAAGTATTGTTCAAATATATCTAGTTGCGCTTGTTCTGCGAATAAATTAAACTCAAGTGGAGTTATATAACCTCTTTGTTCTTTATTAGCTAACACTAAAACTTGTTGATACACTGTATTTATCTCTACCATTACTTTTGTTTTTTATAAGGAAATACTTTGTTAAGTACTTGTTTTCTTTTTTTACAACCACAATCATCACCTGCAATCTTATGCACAAACTTCTTTATTCCTGTAGCGGTTGTTATTTTTTCTATTGTGTCGCCTAAACCTTTTGATTGCATAATTGTGTTTGTAGTTACGATCGCCCCGTAGGGCGACCGCTCTACAGTTTGATTAGTTGTTTAATCTTTTTTCTATATTTGCATATATTTCCATACCTTCATCAGTTTTAAACCAATGCGCTAAAGCAGTGTATGGATGCTCGTCAAATGGTATTGTCATTATTTTTCTATCGTTAGAACCCCACAAGAAGTTTCTTTGATCAGAAGATAATTTAATAATACCAAGTTCAACAGCTTTAATACCAAAGTTTCTAAGTTGAACATTATCGTCAGCGGCTAATTCTAAGAACAAAGCAGGATTATTTCGTGCAAACACTAATAAATCTCTTTTAAGCTCTTTAGAACTCATCTTAGATACCTCAGAACCTTTTTCTACACGCATAATAGCTTCTGCCATATCAATGTCTAGTTCTCTAGCTATTACTATAGCATCTGCTTCTAGCTCTAAAATTTGAATATCATCAGCAGCTTCTTTAACAGGATTGTATTCTGTATAAAGCTTGTTTTTATCTGGATGATAAAGAGACAATAGTTTTTGTAATGTAGTTTTTGATTTTTCTACAAACAAACTACCATTTCTAAAAATTATGTGAGCTAATCTTTGCTCGCCTTTCATTTCGTCAACAAAAGGTGTGTTTTGGTTTTGACAATACTTAATTTCTCTTTCATATCCTTTTTCTTCATCAAACCAATAAATATTAGCTGATTTTATCATTCTTGATAAAGGCTTTTTGTTTCCAGTCAAATTATAAACCCTGTCTTTTATTTCCCAAGTTGGTTTTTTAGGTTCAACTTTTTTAGGTTTTGGTGCTTCAACAACTGGTGTTTCAACAACAGGTACCTCTACCTCTGTATTTTTTGTTTTCTTTGCCATAATATAATATATAATAAAATTAATAAAATAAAAGGCCGAGGCCGAAGCCCCGGTCTTTTTATAAAAATGCTTACTTCATTAACATGAAGTTATTAGCGCCTTGTGTAATTAAACATCTCTCAGTTAAGAAATGTAGTTGCATTGCATCTAAAGCAGATGTAGCAGCGCCTACAGAACCAGTAACCCAAGTTTTCATTCTTCGATCATCAGTTTGTGAAGCTCTAAATCTTACGTGTAAGAAAGGACGTCTCATACTAGCCCCAACAGTTTGATCATAAACTGAAGAAGTACCAGCAGGAATTACAACACCTCTAATAGCGTCAGATCCAGCAACTGCGTTAATACCACCTCTTGTAGCTAAGTCGTTTAAGTATCTAAAGTCAGACTTGTAGAAGTCATAAGAACCTCTTCTAAATCCTGAGAAACCTAAATTTAAAGCCATATCTTCAGAGTTATTAAATACTCCGTAAGAAGTACCACCAGCTCCGTAAGAGTTCATTGAAGCTAACATGTCATCAATAGCTAAGCTAGTTGATCTGTTAACAAACATCATATACTCTTCAATAGCACCTTGCTTGTCAAACTCCGCAAGTATTGCATCAAACTCAGCTAGATCAGTAGCAGCGTTAACACCAGTTACACCAGAAGTTACGTTACCTCTATCAGTAATAGCATCAAATAAACCTTGAGTACCAACTAAAGTATCGTTACCAGCTACAGGTGTTCCTAAGAAAGTGTCAACAGCATTTGTACCAGAACCTCTAACAGACTCTAACATTGCCATTTCGATGTAATCAGTAAATCTAGCTCTAGTATCAGCTTCAGCTTTTAAATACCATAAGTAACCTGATTGACCATCTTCACCAGAAACTTCAACCCATCCAATTCTAGACGCATCAGAACCCGATACTTCGTAGTAATCTTTCATTATGATTGGTTTGTTAGTAAAAGATTTGAAATCTGGCTCGTTAGCTGTTCTTGCTTCTGTAGTAGCGGCTCCAGCAGCATTGTAACCAACACCTTTTGCAAACTCAGAACCATAAACTAAAAGAATAGTCCCTTTTTCAGCAGTGTTTCCAGAAGTTGGTATTGTAGAACCATCATAAGTTGCAACAGTAATATCACCAGCAGTTGCACCAGATCCTAAAGCTGTAACTACACCCTTAAATACTCCAGTAGGAGCAGCTACAATAACAGTATCATTTAATCTAACACCGTGAGTTAATAAACCGTCCGTAGCAAATCCATTTTCATCAATATCACACTGAACAGTTATAACGTTGTCAGCGTCAATATCACCTTTGTATGATAAATGTAATCTACCTTGCTCAGACCATACTACTTGATCAGCAGTCATAGCCTCTTCTGCACCAACTTGAGCTAAAAAACCTGAAATAGTTCTTGGTCCAAAAACTTCAGCTTCTTTTTCCATCAAGTCCGGCACGTATTGTTGTCCCCAACCTGCGTTGTCTGCAGACGAGAGATCTAGATAATTTGAAGTAAGTGTTTGCTTTATCGCAGCAGGCACACTGTTCAAATTAGTTCCATTTGTAATTGCCATAATTTTGTAATTTTAATTGTTAATTTTTGTTTTTAATTTTAAATTTGAAGTCATTAGAATCACTACCTAATACTTTTACTTTCATACCACCAGCCTCAATAACACCAGAGTGTTGTTGACGTGGATCCATGCTAACATTTTTAGACTTAGCAATACTGTCTTTTAAAGCATCAGCTTTACCTTGTTCATAAAAATGTTTTGCAATAGCATCAGGATTCATAGCTGTAAATAAAGATTTATGATAACCCGCGGCGTCTTCCATTTCATTATTTTTATTCAAGAACTTCTTGACAAAATTATTAATGTCGCTTTGAGTTTCTTTAACATTGTCCGTATTTTTTACATTATATCTAAATCTTTTTTCTCCAACATTATATTCAAAACCTTTGAAATTTTTATTGAATAATTGATTAGTTTTATTTAAAAAAGTACGAGTTTGTTTTTCTACAACTTCTTCTTGTTCTTTTGACTCCTTGTTGTACCTGTTGAAAAAATCCATAGCCTTTTGCTGTTCTATAGTTAATTTGCTTCCAGCTTTAATTTCTTCATAATATTTGGACTTCGCACCGTCCAGGTGTTGCTTTGCTTGAGCAACTTGCTCCTTCAAAGCTAATTTTTTTCTTCTAATATCTTTGTCCTCATCAACTTCTTCATCGTAAGAAAAATAGTCGTCCATCATAAAATCTATTTCTTCTTCGTTTAAATGAGGTTTTGATTGCTTATAATATTCTTTTAGTAACGATAAATTATCTAATTCAGAATAATCTTTGTTTAGCTTCACATAATCTTCTAAACTACCACCAGTGTCTTCCATAAAATCAACAAGTTTTTGTATGTTTTCTGGTAGTGCTTTTCCAGTTTCCATAGATTCAGTTATAGCGTCTTCAGCTTGTTCAGCTAAGTCTTCAACTTGTTCTTTTACTTCTTCTTCAGTTATTTCTTCTACAATTGGTGTTTCTTGTGCTTCTGCTTCCGGTTGTACTTCTTTTTGTTTTTCTGAGGCGTTGGCATCTTTAACGAGTTCAACCACTCCTCCGTCGTCAGTGTTGTTTTCAATAACTTCTTCTTTGGTTTCATCTTCTGGTTTTTTATCTAGGTTTACCTTAGTTACATTATCGTCTTGTTTAGTTTCGACATTGTCAAGATTAACTTTAATAACATTGTCATCTTGTTTTTGCTCTACAACTTCTTCAGTTGCAGTTTCTTTTTTCTTTGCCATAATAAAATATTATATAATTAATAAAATTGTTTACTTAGGTTCAAACATACCTAATCCAAATCCACCTCCCATTATATCATTACCTGCTGACTCAAAGTTTTTAGGTGGTTTTTCATTTTTTCTCTGATCTATAAGTTCAGATTGTTGTGTTGCTTGAATCCTTGTTCTTTGATCTTTACGATCTTCTTTTTCTTTATCTTTACGGTTTAAAGAATCCGAGTCCACTTGCCTTATCTGCATGTTGTACTCAAACTCTTTTTGCATTAAAGCCATTTTTAATTCTCCTTCAGCTTGCATTTTCTGCATTTCTAACTGGGCTTCTACTTGAGCTAATTGAGATTTTGATTCTGTAATAGCTTGATTTTTTTGCATTTCTGTTTGCGCTGCAATTTGTTGTGCTTGTGCGTTAGCCATTGCTTGCGCTTGTATATTTTCTTGCTGCATTTTTTGATCTCTTGCTATTTTATCTTTTCTTCTTACTTTTAATAATTGGTTAGCAAGTTTTAAACTTCTTATTTCTCTAATATCAATAGCGTCTTCAAGTTCTATGTTTTGTTGTGCTAAAGCTACTTGTATATTATTTTCTAACAAAGCTTTTTCTTCTTCGTCAGGAGTTAGCTCTATAAATATACCAAAGTCATATAAGTGTAAGTGTTGTAATTCTTCTAACGTAGCAACGTTATGCGCGCCTACTGATTGTATAAACGCTTCTTTTGTAGGTGAGTATTCTATAATGTCAGATATTCTAAGTGACAATTGCTCAGCTGTTTCAGCTGTTAAAAACAAACCAGCTTGTAGTATGTGTCTTGTTGCTGTGTTACTATTAGCTGCTGCTATTTTTTGTATACCAACTAAAGCGTTTTTGTCTGGTGTGCTACCATCTCTAGCTTCGTTTAAACCGGTTACATCTCTTATCATTTGTAGATAATAATTGTAGTTAGCTATTAACGCTTGCATTTTTTGTCCACCAGCTCCACTAGTTATCTCTTGAATAGGTACTTTACCAGGATTCATATCACCTTCACTTGTAAAGCTTCTACCAATTACAGATCCAGTTTGAAAAAACATATTTAAAGCTTCTTGTGGGTTATAATTAGTTCCATTGCCTAAATCAACTTCAGCTAAACCATCAGCATCTAAATAAACACCATCTGGTACCATACGTGACATTACTTGTTGTAGCTTTAAATGCGTTAATTGTATCATATCAGCAAAACCTGTAATACGTTTTACTAACGAATCTATTTTGCCTTTGTACATACGAGGCGCTACTATACTGTAATTCATTTTAACTTTAGTATAATCACTTTTTGGCCTCATCATATTTTTAGCTATGCCCCAACTTAACAACTTGTTGGTACCAACTACTATAGCCCCTTCGTATAAAACCTCTATAACTCTATCTAATCTAGTAAAACCACCCTCCATATTTTCTGGTGGATTAAACTGATCGTCTTTTTCTATAGCTTTCTCAGCTCCAGAACTAGTTTCTTTAACTTTGTAAACTTCGTTCATATAAGTTTTATAATTAAAATATAAAACTTGAACTTTATTTTTATCGTTTTCTTTATAACTATAGCTATGTTGATAGTGATCTTTGTTATATAAAGAAGAGCTTTGTATTATTTCTTCTAAATCTGATTGTTCTAAATGAGGAAATTGTTTAGCTAACTCGTTAATAGGTATTGTTTTTATTTCACCAACGTAATACAAGTCATCAAAGTAAGGAGATTCTGTATATGAATAAACTAATTTAGCTGGATCAACATAATCTATAGTAACACCTTCTGAAGTTGTAAAACTTGTTTTAACAGCACCTATACCTAAAACTGTAAGATCTTGATAAAACCTTTTTCTGATTAGCTCATAGTTGTTTCCGTCCATCAAAACATTTAAAGCTTGCTCTTCTGCTAACTCAACAGATTGCTTGTAAGACAACTGCATGTGTAGGGCTAATTCTTCTTCGTTTCCAGGTAAAGTATCTGGTTCGTTTTGAGCTAAGTTTATACCAAAACTTTCGCTTGTAAACTCATCAAAACTTTTCATTCTCATATCTTCTATTATAGACTCCATATATGCAGTTCTTTTAGAAACTCCATAAGGATCTTGAGAATATGCTTTTATGTTGTAAGTTCTTTCAGCAATACCATTAACAACTATATCTACAAACTTAGATATAATAGGCACTGGTTTCCAGTCTAAATTTAAATAAGATAAATCTCCATTTATAGATAACTCATCTTTATATTTTTTTATTGATTGCTCGCCGCGCGCGTAAAGTCTTAACTCGTGAAAATTTCTATAATTACTATCGTATCGCGTGTGATTCGTGTCGTTACTAAACCACTCAAACTCTATAGCTTTTGCTACTTTTAAACCATAGTCATAACTCAACTTTTCTGCATCGCTTACAACTTGACTAGGAAAATAACTATTTACAGCAATATATGTCATATTATTTTATTAATTTTGAAACGCTACCAGTATTAGCATACTTAGCGATATTTATATTAAGTTTTGGTTTTTCTACCTTTACGTTTGGAGCATACAAATGTCTATTACAAGCCATTATGGCTAAACCACTACTTATAGTAGCGTCAAACTTTGTTCTTTTGTTTATATCAAACCTAGACCAATCATTTAAAGTTTTATTAAAATATATGTTTCCATAATTTCCATCGCCTAGATGACCAACATGTTGTTGTATGTACATTTCTACTGCAGCCGCATGTGCTTGCTTTATGTCTTCACTAGAGTTTGGTATACCACCTATTTCTTTTTCAGAAGTAGAAAGCTTATTCCAATACTTGTCAGGTCTAGTCATAGAGTAACCTCTATATCCTCTTCTTTTTAAATGATACAATAATCTTGGTTTATTGTTTTCTGCAAGCACTGGCATACCATAAAACACTAGCGCCATTAGTACATCTTCAAAAAATATCTCAGCTGTTTGTGGTCTAGCTATATATTCTAAAAACATATGATTAGGTGGACAGTTCTCCATACTAAACTTAGTCAAACCATGTAAAGCTCCATTTGACCCTCTTCCGTCTACTGTTCCTGATATATCATAACTATCACAACCAAAGGCACCCATGTGTTCGTTAGCTGGATATTTAATTCCTTTTTTTACTATTATTTTGTTTTGCAAGTGTTGTTCTGGAAACCAACTTACATTAAATCTACCCTTTGGATCTGGGTAAAATATCACTTGAGTATCTTTAATTCCATTTACCCATTGAAAGTTACCAGTAGAATAAGTAGATAAACTTCTTGTTCCGTCGTTATAATCTATTTGCTCGTATATTTTTACTAAGTTAAATATACTATTCTTTGCCTCGTCTCTAAATGCATGCTCTTCAGTACGCGGAAACTGCCTATAAAACTCGTTTAACGCGTCTTGATCACTTTTTAAACCTTCAGCTTCGTTATTCCAATGATCAACTATACCATAATCTATTAGTTCACCGTCCGGTCCGTATACATCATCACTTGGGTTATTAAATACAGGTTGTCCGTATTCATCAATAAATCCTTCGTAGTTCCACTCCATTGGGACAAAAAGAGAATATAAACCAGACTTTGTTTGTCCATTACGATTTCTTTTTGTAACGTCTGAATCATAGTATAGTTTTTTAAAATTATTACCACCTTTATCTAAAGCGTTGCTAGTACTACCCATCATGCACTTACCAACAACTTTAGCACCTAATCTCAAACAAGTCTTTGTAACCCTCCAATTGTTTAATATATTATCTGGCCTTTCCCATTTACCACTTTCGTCGTGTACTAACAAGTTAAGTTTTTCTCCATCGTAACTATTATCACCCGTGTTTTTCCAATCAATAGTAGTATCAAGCCCAACTAAGTCTTCTTGATGTTCGTTAGCCACTATTTTTCTACGTGTAAATTTACTAGCTGGTACTCTATACGCTAATTCAGACTTAGGTCTATCCATACCGTCTTGTATCGGTTTAAAAAAGAAAGGATAATTAACTGATATTGGCACAACTTTATCTGTAAACATTTTTTTAGCATCAGAACCACTTTTTGATAATATACCATATCTACTATCACTTGATATAGTGGCTAAATTAACTGTTTCCGCGCTTGACATAAAAGAAAACCCACTACGTCTATTTTTTAAGTAACACATCCCATAACATCTTTTGTCGGCCTTGCAAGCTTCCCAAAATATATAAAATATTCTATTAGCCTCTCTAAAATCTGGTGCACCTACATCTATTTTACTCCATTGCAGGTACATATAATGACTACCTGTTATGTATATTGGCTTGCCATTGTTTGTAAACCAAAAGCCCTCGTCTCTACGTTTAAACTCTTCGTCTATATAATCATACCACTTTTCTTTTTGATCTTCAGGATACGACCTCCAGTCAAATATGTTTTTAAGTTTACTTAGCTCTTTTGGATATTCTATTTTTTGCCATTTAGAGGATTTGTGCATGTGCACTTGCATCGGTTCCAACGGCAAGCCAATACGCAAATTTTGTATCTCAAGTATCTTCCCAAGTTTACCAGTTTTTGATATAACGATAATATCATGTTCTTTATTGTATCCATATTTCCATTTTTTACCACGGTTCATCCGTGTGATTGTTGTTTTCTTTATTGGTTCTACAACCTTAACTAAACTTTGATTGTACATTACTTAGATCTGCCTTCTGCGAATCCTTTAAAAGCTTTTTTCTCTGTCTTTTCAGGTGTTTTGCCCTCAAGCAGGTTTTCTTCTTCTTGTATTCTGTTAAGTATTTCAAACGCGTCAAATATTGCTAATTTTTTAGTAGCTGCAGCATTTTTTAATCTATCAGCACTAACGTCGTCATCTGTGTTTGTAATTATCTTTTCTTTAGCGACGTTAATTAATTCTTCAACTGCCCTGTGCCCAGCTTGGATTATAAGCTTCTTCGTTTCCTTCGTATTCATATTTAATTGTAATAAATTTATTTAAAACTCTATATAATCTTTTACCATCGATTACAAACTCGTAAGTTGAAAAAGGCGTAAAACCTACAAGATCGCTAATGTTATTAACGCCGTCGGTATACTTAACTACACCTATACACTCTTCTTCTTCTCCTGGTTTTAGTTTATCTCTTTGTTTTATTGGCTGTACAAAACAATATCCCTCTGTAGCTTTCCACTTGTTATTTCTTTTATACAAAAATATTTGATCTGGTTTTACAAGATATGTGTTTTCGTCAAAATAACTTCTACTATTTCTTTCTTCACCATATTGATTATGCCAACGTCTAAACACGTTGTGGTGTACTATAATTGTATCACCAGGTTTTATTTTAGTTTTGTAGGCTGTAGGTATAGATTTAACAATAGCTTCTCTATTTACAAATTGATGGTTATAAACTTCTGTGTTTAATATAAGGTCTTTATTACCAACTTTTTTAGTATTGTTGTATCTATTACCTTTTGGCTCTATAACAAAGTCAAAAGGCGCTTTCATTAATACTCTAAGTTATACTCTACAGACACCGCCATGTTTTTATTAAAGTCTTTCCAAGGTAACACGTCTTTGTTTTTTCTAATGTAAATAGAATACTTATCTTTTTCTTCTATTATATCACATATAGTATGTCCACCATAAACATCTTGGCCTACAGCGTAATGCATAGCGTTTTCCTTGTAGTCTTTACCTACAGTAATCTTTCTAATTAATTTACTCATTTGTCTCGTAGTTTATAGTACCATCTTGAATATTAATATCATCTGTACCATAATTCTTTTTAAACTCTATTTGTATTTTACCTAGTTCTTCTTGTAGTAAAGACACGTGATGTAAAAAATTATGCTTTTTACTTTCTAGCACACCAACCTCTAACTGTGCTCTATTTATATTGTTAACAATTGATTGCACTTTATTTAATTCTTCGTTTGTAATCTTTGTAGCCTTCTCAGCTTTCTTTTTTGTTTTTGCCATTTTATTTAATTTAATTTAATTATTGTTTTATATTGAGCCAGATAACATTAATTGTATTGGATGTACATTATACAATACATCGTTATTTGCTATCGCATCAACATTTGCTTTTGTTAAAGTAATTTGTGTAGCTGAATCTACGGTTTTAATAGTACCAAGCACAGCATCATCTACAGCGTGTATAACATCTCCAGGTGCAAAGGTAAGAGTTGCGTCTTTAGTGTCTAAAGTTATTACTGTTTGTGTTCCTGCCGCAAAATTAGCTTCGTTAACTTGCACTGTAGTTCTAAAATCTAAATCTCCTTTAGATATAGCAGCCACATATAAATCACCACTAACAGGTATATTTAATCCTGATTTAGTTGCTATGTTTAAATATATTAGATCTCCATCGTTAAAATCTCCTGCAGCAACAGGAACATAACCTACTAGATTGTTAAACCAACCTGGAGTATCAACCGCGGCACCTGTCGTACCAAGAGTTGTAGGAGCTGTGTTAATATCAACATTAACACCATCACTAAAAGTTGGAATATTACTTGTAGCAAATAACAAGTCTATACCTACCATAGTTTGATCAGCGCCGTTTGTTCCTCTAACTATAAGTTGTAAACCGTCTATTGAAGCTCCTTTAAAACCTTCAACTTTATGCCAATCAAATAATATTTCTGTATCAGCATATACAGCTGCTTGAATACTAGCAGGCATTGTTGGTAGTACTTTTGTAAATGTTTTTTTATTAATCATTTTTTTACTTTTTCTAGTGATCTACCGCCAAAATAAGCGCCAATCACTGTTATTAATACTAATTGTAATAAGTCTACCCAAGTGTCTTTTACTTCAAAAGCTAAAACACCAGCATCGATAAATATCATCAATACTGTAGCTACAACTAGAAATATAAGAACTAAAGGTCTTATGTTTTTTGATAACCAAGAATCAGAAGCCATATCGACTTTCCATCTTTCAGTTACTTGCTTTTGCATATTAGCTTCGTAACCCATTATCATATCTTTTATTTTTCTTTCTGCTTCAAGCTTCTCTTCTTTTGAAGTATGTAAGTTGTCTATTACGCCACCTACACCTTTTACTAATTCAGTAGCTCCTCCTGAAAATATTTTTCCTAATATACTCATTATTTTGGATTTTGGTAATAATACTTTATTTTTGTACCATCGTCATTAGTATAGTTTACAAATTTACCTTTTGGTCCTATACTAGGTTTTGAATCTAACTGCCCTTCGTCAATATTAACACTTTTGACTGCTTTACCATCCGCGGTGTACATTATATCAGGAGAGCTAGGGCTTTGTGAGCCTGGTGTTCTGTCTTTTTTCATTAGAGAACTTCCAAAGCCTCCAAAGCCTTTCATTTTAAATGCCATAATTTATACGTTTTGTTGTGTTCCGTTGTTAGCGTCATCTTCCCATGGAAAACCAGCATCACCAGCTTCTTTAGCTACGCCATCAACTATTATCATATCTTTTCCGTTAATTGTTTTTCTTGGATATATATTACCATTGTATTTAACAAAGTCATCTCCATAAGCAAGTTTACCAATTTTCATATCAGTAGCGTGTACCATTTCGTGATTTATTACTTGTCTCTCTTCGTGGCTACCAGGTACAATTTTATCACTAATAAATATACTTCCGTCCATATTAGCCTCACCTAACACACCTTCTTCTAATGGTTTTCTTATAACAGGTGTGCCAGGTACTGAAGCATCTCCACCTGCTTCTTGTCCAAACCTCATTTTATTTTTTATTTCACCACTAATCATTGATGGTGTTTTACCTCTACCTAACTTAAATCCCATAATAACCAGGTTTTTTCTTTTTTATTTTAATCTCTGTATCTGGATCTGGACCGGGTGTTTTGGTCACAGGCTTACGCGTGTTTTGTTTTGGATCGTAAGCAATATTTTTCTTTTGTTTCTTTGGTTTTTCTTCCTTTTTCTTTTTCTTTTTCTTTTTCTTAGACTGACTTAAACCACCAGCAAATCCAGATAAAAAACTAGCTGCTACACTTTCGCCTTTTTCAATTTCTTCGTTTGCAGAAGCAGCGGCAGCAACTATAGCGTTACTCTCTTCTTCTTTAAACGGAAAAGATGATTTTTTATATTTTAGTTTAAAACCCATATTATAAGTATTTATGTTCGTAAGAGCTAGCATTTGGATTTTCAATTGTTCTAGGGTTGCTACCGCCATCTTTACTAGCTTTGACTCTTTTTCTTTCTTCCTTTATCTTTTGTCTTATCTTTTGTTTTGTTTTTTTCTTTTTTATACGTCTTTGATTCCAGTCACTATCTGTAATTTTTTGAACTATATTTTTTCTAGTTTTAGTTCTACGCTTTCTGCTTATATTAAAAAGTTTTAAACCACGAGTGCCAGGATGTACGCCGTCGCCTTTAGCAAATTGTAATTTAGCAGGCGAAGAGTCATCAACTTGACTATCATCTTTAAACCCACTAAAACCTTTCATTTTAAACGGTATGCTCATCTGTCTTTATCTTTAATCATATCATCTATAGCTTTATTATAAACTTTATCTGTATATGATTTATTATTATAAAACGTACTTCTTTCTGAAGTTGGTAAATCTTCTTCGCCTAGAAGCACTCTGTATATTCTACTTATTAGTTGTGAGCATTGAAAAGAAGTTTTATATATAGAGTATTTAATAGTTGTTCTATTACGTTGTCTCCAAACTTCGATCCAACCTTCTCTTCTTAGTTTTTCCCACCGGTTTTTATCCCAGCTCATGGTATAAGTACCATCTATAAACTCTTGTCGTGTAAATCTTCCTTTACAATCTAAATAAATTAATAATTCTAAATCTGCATCTGTTAACCCGTAAGTCTTACAGGCCCACTTTCGTGTGAGCCTGTA